TGATAGTCTCACCGACCTCAGGGATCGTTACTTTATATTGAAACAGTCTAGAATAACTTTCCTTTACCTGCTTCTTATTCTTTGCCTTCTGTTTACGATACTCGCTTACATAGGGTTGATCTTTGATTCTTTTGAATGCCTTCTTACGGAAGTCCAGCACAGGATCAAAACCCGCAACGGGTCCAGTGGCAGCAGCAGAACCGCTAAACCCACCAGTACCAACACTCATTGTAGGAGATTCGTTAATCATATTCTTCTAAGTTCCTCGGCAATGTCTGGATCTTCCTCCAGACCATCTAACCAGTGTTCTGGATATCTATTTAACCATCTAAGGAATGCACGCAATAGAGGCCAATACTCTCGTTCCAATCGGAAAAAGAGTAATGGTGTAGCGGCGTCATCAAAAACATTATATAAGACGATCAGATGATTGATGATGAGGTGTGACCTTAATGGTCCACCGCGTAAGTACCTCTTGAATAATCTCTTGAGGTACTTAAAACGCTTCATGTCTTCATCAAAATCCTCACGAGTAACACTGTGAGGATTCTCATAATTTTTGATGGCGAACATTACATAATTATCGTCGTTCAGTTCACCAAATTTCATACGCTATTAGCTACCGAAAGTGAGGGTGCCAGTGGCAGAGATCAGTTCAGGTGCGCCGTTGTCAGAATTCAACTTGACGCGATACTGATAACCATCTTCGTCTGCAGTCAGACCAGTGAGTGCAAGGGAAGCACTGGTTGCACCAGAGACGTTGGTCCAGCGACCAGTGCTGCTAGTACGACGCTGCCACTGGAAGGTGACGGTGCCACTGAGAGTAACTGCTGCGGTAACGGCGAAGGTTGCAGCACCGCTGCTGGAAGTCTGATCAGCAACATCGCTAGAGATGCTGATGAGTGCCTGAGCATCTGCTGCGATGGTATCATCGGAGAGAGTCTCGTCTGCGTTCGCTTCGGGGTTGGTGAGGAACATCAGGTGCTCTGCCTTGTGGCGAGTATTACCTGCTGCATCGGTGTAGGTGCGATATGCCCACCAGCCAGGGGCGGTGATGCCACGACCTTTGTTCGCTGCAAGACCTGCCTCAGTCTCGTCAACAAATACAATAGTTTCTGTTGCAGACCCTGCGCCATTACCTCTAGTAAGACCTACAGCGGTCTGGTTGGCGGCAGAGTCAACTCTTCCGTATAGGGACATTGTTGTGCTCTCCGAAAATTATCCGTAATAGTATTTATAAAAAAAGACCTCCGAGGAGGTCTCAGGATTAGCGGGATTGCAGTGCTGCTTTTACTTTTTCAAAGAGTCTGTCATCGGCAGTGGTGTTAGTCATCTTAACCGCCTTACCAATGATGAGAAGACAGAGATCAATCAGTTTTTCACCGAGTTCTGCATCGTCAGGAATCTTTGCTACAGCAGCATCAACAATTTTATATGCAAATGGAAGTAAAAAGGATACCATGGTAGCCTCTAATAAACGGGACTACCATATATAGGCTCAATCGTAACGCGATGCATGTTTAGCCATTGACTGCACTTCCTTTTTCTCTTTGGAAGTATAACCATGCTTAACAATGCGCTGGTTTGATTTCATGATTCTTCTGTTTTGTGTTTCAGAAGGAGTCTCCTTTTTACCCTTTACCTTTTTATCTTGACGGGAACCAGGGAAGTTTTTGGCATGTGCCTTTCCTTCGGGAGATTTCCCGATGTCAAGTTTTTTACCCGTCTTCTTCTCGTGTGCATCTAATGCAGATTGACGCTTCTTAACAGCGGCAAGTGATGCCTTTGCCTTAGCGGCACGGTCTTCCTTTCCAGGAGCGGCAGGACCGCGACGTGCCTCTGTATACAGATCAAAGGCAGTCTCTACTAAGATGTCCTTAAGTACGTTGAGGGCGTCTTCGGAAATGTCCCCTTTTTGGACTTCTTCTGCGCTCTCTTCTGTACTGACATAGGCGTGTTCCTCCTGATTAGTTGATTCAAAATGCGGGTTCTTCATAGAAGTGCCCATCTTTTCCATGTCTTTGCGAGCCTTTTCATTATTCTTTTGGCGCTTCTTAAAATCTGTTTCCAGATAAGAGTCATCCTTCTTTTTGGCTTCGCTGACACCCTCGGGGGCACCTTCATCCATGTGGTAACCTTTGCCCTCACAATGAGTGCATTCTTCACCACCCTTCTGACCAGAACCCATGCAGCCCTTACAGACCGACTTACTGGGTTTGTCATCACAACCGCAATCTTTTTCGTAAAGGTCTTCCTTACGAGGGTTGACCTTTACCAAAGATTTTTTCTCTTCCAGATAATCGTTAAAACTTAGCATCAGTCTTTCTTTTTAAGGTTTGCCTTACGGTATTCAAGGTCGGCACGAGTGCCACGATCCATTCTACCCTGAGACTTAGGCTTGGTCTTACCACCTACGTCAGGTTGCATACCAGGGTTTGCTGCCTTGACTCTGCGACCATGGGTGTATTCAGCACCAGATTGCTTAGAGTCACCAGAGACCATCTTGCCACCAGAAGAGCGAGAGTCAGCATACTCTTTGTCGGACTGACCATGCTTACCCTTGTAGCGTTCTACAATGTTCTCAATCTCTTGAATAGAGAAGAGACCAGACTCCCAGAGATCTGCAATCTGATCATAGTCTTCACCAAGGCGCTTGGCAAGTTTGTCACTACCCTTAGATACTACACGAGCAGTCTTACCAACAACCTTCTTAAGACCCTTCTTAACTACACTGCCAACTTTTTTGAGAGCACTACCAACAGCCTTACGGGTAGAACCGCTGTCGGAATCTTTGGACATGAGACGTTGACGTGCCTCAGAACCAGCATCTCTTTCGGCGCGACCCTTGTCAGAGACAGGTGCCTGTACGCCAGATGACTTCTTAGGAGCGTCGTTCTTAGGAGCGTCGTCCTTACGAGCCATTGCTTTTGCCTTCTGCTTATCCTTAGAGGCGGAGAACTCACCTGCTACCTTGCCAGCAGCTTGAGCGACCTTCTTAGCACCAGACTTAACAGCATCCTTCAGGCGACCACCTGCAGCTTTTGCAGCGGCACCCATTCTATCTTTACGACCCTTGATCTCAGCACGTTGCTTAGCAGCGGATGCCTTACGGTCATCTGCCTTAGCACCTGCAAGTTTACGCTTCAGTCCAATGACCTTACGCTGCTCAAGATCTTCAACCAGAACAAACTCAAACTCATCTTCAATGATGTGCTCAACCAGTTCCTCAAAATCATCACCCTCTTCAACCATCTCAAGGATGATCTCTTCCATGAAGTCAACCAGTTCCTCATCAGTCAGAGCATCAATCTCTTCACCGATCAGTTCCAGTTCTTCATCAGACAGAGCGATCAGATCTTCTTTTTTAACACAGTTGGGGACTTCCTTGCCATCCTTCTTCTTAGTGCCCTTGGCTTCATATCCATCCCAGCAAGTAGATGCACCGACGTTATCACGCGCTGCCTCCATACCCTCTTCAACTTCTTCAACCTCTTCGTTTGCTCTGTTCAAAACTTTAATAATTTTGCCAGAACGCTCATGTGCTTTTTGACGCTTTTCAGGAGGAATAGGTGTGCTGATAGCATCACGAGAAAGATTTCCCGCTTTACGGAACATCTTATTCTTAGGAAGTTCCTTCTTACCTTCTCCTAGGACTTCGGCATTCTTCTCGTAGTTGTCAAAGTGCTCATGCGCTTCAGAAATTACGATCTCAAGATCTTCTACAGGGACGTTCTCATAGATGTATCTACCGTCAGTAATATCGTAGTGGGTGACGGTGCCATCTTCCAGCATGGTGTGCTGTTCAGGAATGGTTTCATAGGTCTTACCTTCCTTCTTAACCATCTTAGCACAAATGTGGGTCTTCTTACCCATCGCTTTGGTGACGGTCTTACGACGATTCAGCAGATAGGAATCGGAAGAATCCTTGTCCCCATCATTGTCAATGTCCCCGTCTTCCTTACCAACGGGATCAAGTTTCTTTTTCTCATAAACCTGCCTGAGTGCCTCAGACATATCTGGTAAGTCTTGGAGATTCATTTTACTTAGCGTCCTTGTCTTTTTTATTTATCTTTTGGAGGAACTGTCCAGGTGTCATCTTAGCAACAGATGCAGACAGTGCAGAAGTACCGATCTCACCTTGAGGAGTGAAATCAAATCGTTTGATGTCATTCCGTTCAATGAGATCCTTCAACCACCCTCTATAAACAGAGTCATGTTCATCAATGTAGATCACATAATTGACACCACGTTTTACGATCTTGCCAATGACACCAGTGTTCATATTCTCAATGAACATGCCTTCAGCAAAGACCTCTTTGTTATAATAAGATTCTCTGAGAGATTGCTCATCAAACTTGGGAGCAATCTCATGAAGAACGTATGAGGCATCACCGAAATCCTCAATAGATTCCATCTGCATGGAATTACGAACTTCGTTGAACAGTTCTTCTACTTCCTTGTCCGACATTGCCTCAGGAATACCAGAACGGAAGGTAGCAAAATCATTATCTGCTGCTGCTTTACGCATCTTAGATGCAGACATACCCTCTACGCCATCAGAGTCTGGATCTCTATCGCCTGCAGAAACTACATTTATTTCCGCAAATTCGTAGAGTTTTCCATTGTACTTGTTAGCGAGGTTATCAAACTCAGCAACACGGTCACCACCAACAACGATATTAACAACGCCATATCCTTCATTATATAACGCCTTTAACACGTCAAAGATCGTCTTATATTCCTCATTGTTGACGATGGCATGAGCATGGTCAGGATACATCTGACGCATGTAATGCACTTTCGTTTCGGGATCAATGGGATTCTTCTTAGGATCCTGAGATCTTGACGGGAAAATCTTATATTCTCCACCCTTGGCAGAAGAGGCTACACGTTGAATGAGTTTTTCATGCCCAATAGTAGGTGGATTGAATCTTCCAAAAGTAATAGATACTTCACCTTTGTCGCCCTCACCTTCGCCTTCTGGAGCGGGTTCGGTTTGCTGCTGTTCTGGTGGATTTCCATTTTTTGCTGCAACTTGTTCAGGTGAAAGTTCAACCAACTTACCGTTGACGGAACGGTGCGTAACGGTTCCATCGGGAAGACCGTAGTAACCGTACCCAACGTGGGATAGTCCTCTCTTTTTTGCTTCGTCTGATGCTCTTGAAGTTGCTGCTTCGGAAAGGAAGTCGCTAAACTTTTTCATTCGTCCAATTTTTATTAAGATTAAAGTTTGCCTGACTGAATTCCAAACGATTAACCAATTTCACAGAATGTTTACCGTGGAGAACAAAACCTTCATGAGTTGAAGGTTTGCCTGCAATGTAGCATTCTACGTCCTCGTCCGCTGTAGCAGCAGAGAGAAGGATATCTTTTACTTTCAGAATAATATTATAGAGTCGGAAGGTCGTGTAGTTGACCTCTTGTTTATATTTATCAGGTAAACAATCATACATTTCACGGTTTGGATATTCACCGTGACGAATACGCTGGTTGATAAGTTGCTTAAGAGTCTTACCAGTCTTTACACTGGGGAACTTACAGAAGGGAATAAGAAGTTTTGCAGCAGAAACGAGAAGGCGAGCACGCTTAGGAACTCGGACAGTTGCACCAGTATTCAGAAAGCGAGTGCTATGTTCTGGCGAGTAAGGAAATGGATCTTCAATAGGAAATGCTTCTGCATCAGCAGAAACCTCATTGTATTGAGTGTGAGGTGCAACAATCACATCACTGTCAATTTTGTTGGGGAATATATATTCAATCGTGTTTGGGCGATATGTATCATCTCCACCAAAACCAATGAAATCTGCCTGATAAACGCCTTCAGTGGGACGGGGCAGAGCATAATAACACGCCATCAAAATGTTAGCAACGTTGCCCTCATGGTTAACAACGATATCAGAAGGCGAGTAATTGATCTTGATCTTGACTTTATTAAAGACCGACTTAGTGCCCACAAACCACTTGCCATTATGAATGCCGAACACGATAGCAGGTGCTCCATCCCACTTGGTAGACACACGATCAAAATTCACAAGGGAATCTAGGACCTCGTACGGGTCAACTCCGTTGAGAAGGTTGTCTTCAGGGTGCTCCAGGTGTTTGTTGGGCAAGGGGTCCTCGTCTGTATGTACATATTATAGCACACCCTCAGACCAGGACCACCCCCTTAGTACAGTTTGCCAAATGGACCAAAGCGTTTGCCCTTCTTAGCAGCGATGAACACCATGTCAGTCATGAACTCGTCTCTCTTCTTCTTATCCATAGTAACAACTGCATGGATAAACTTCATTCCCATGAGTTTAGCAGTGGCGGCATGAGGTTTTGACTGAAACACTGCGCTTATATTACCCATAGCAACATCAACGTTTTGCTCACCCAGTTCTACACGCTTAGTCTTTAATGTGTTATAGATTTTTTTATACTCATCCAGATTTTTATTAAACTCTGCCGAAGTCTTAGGATACTTTCTATGATCATTTTCAAAATCAACATTAGCATCCTTCAATAACATACCGACCATAGCAACTGGTGCCTTACCCATACGAGCAGATGATGCACCCTTCTCAGTAGGTTCAAACTTTAGGTTAGATACTTTACTAGTATCATTACCTTGAATTTGGAAGTTATATGTGGCGTTGTTACCTTCAACAATTACACGAACTGCAAGTGATTGGAAATCAGTTTCACTCTTCATAGAAAGATCACACTGAAATTGATTTGCATCGTAGTTATATGTGTCAGTGAGACCCAAATCTTCTACGTTATACTTTTGCCACTTTGCAGTCTTACCACTAATTTTTTTCAGAGATACTCCGACAACCTTCTCCTCTTTGAACATCTTCCGAAGAACTGCATTTAGTTCAAGGATAGTCTGAGAACCATTACCATCTACAGTTTCATTGATGGTTTTAATTACCGCTGCTTCATTCTGAACCATCCAGATGTCCGCAGGGTTCCAGTTGTCCTTCTGAGAAATACCAAACTTATCTTTAATTAGATCACTGATATACTTCATGAATCCACCATCACGGTTGAACTCATCAAACTTGGAGTTGGAATATACTTCCAACATTTTTTTCTGTTGAGCATAATATCCTTGAATCCATTCATCATTGATGGCAGGATAGATCGCTTCCAATTCAGAATACTTTTCATCTGCCATGATATCCTGCCACTTATTATATTTTTTATTATCGTTAAGTGCTCTTCTCAGGATCCATGCTGAACCTCTCTCCTGCATTGCGGTAGACTTAGCATCCGATGCACCGAGAGACTTCTTAGAAGACTTGATAAACTTTAACTTATATCCTGCTACCTCTGTAACAAATCCTTTGGGTCCAGGTTTCTCGCCAAAGTTGAGAGCCATGGCGTCCATCTCATCTGCATTAACCTTGAATCCCCACTGTCTAGACTTAGATCCATTCCACAGTGAGTCCGCATAGATGCCAGTCTTCCCCCTAGGAAGTGCCTTAAGCATTGCAGCAATCGTTGGTTTTAACTCCTTAGGTGCCTTCTTTTTGATTGCATTGAAATCGTTAAGATTGTAGGACGTAGCCATTAAAAAAGAGGGGACTCTGCCCCTCTATTTAGGATTACATTAGTATACTTCGGCAAACAGACTTGCAATGTTTCTGGTTCTGGAGATCACATTCAATCAAACACTCGTAGTAGTCGTTTATTTTTTGGTTTTCTATCGCAAGGTCATCTAGTGTTGATTCAAAGTGACGCCATTCGTCAAGTTGACTTCGGTTCAATAGGTTGTGCATGACACATCTCCATACGATGATGCATGATCAAAATAGTTTTCAAAATCATTTTAATCACCTCATAATTCTACACCTATCTAGATAGAAATGTATTGGATTACACACTTTCGTATAGAAAATTTATGCCTACTAGTTTATACCTAGTCATCTAAACTGTTCAGATAATCTTTTTCGTTTTGATAAATCTGTTTTTTACCAGACCAGATCTCATAGCCTTCAATAAGGTCTGGTATCAACCACTGATCCACCCGATAGCAATACTTCCAGTTGACGGGCTGAACACAGTTCATTACGACAACTTGGAAGAATGCTAC